TTAATATTGCTGTTGATGGCATTCATTTTTTTGAGTCCGACAGAGGCAAAGTTAAACGAGAAGAAAAAATAGGCAAAACTTTTGGCGAGTACCATGTAAAGGCAACCTCGCTAACTCAATACGGCATTGAAGCAGACCGCAGTAAAATATCTGAAAAAGAACAAGCCGTTGGCATTTCAAAAGGAATAGTGCGAGAACTGCAAGATGACGGCGTTGATTTCAATGCTTTAACGCCAAACGAGCAAGCAGCAGCAATTATGTATTTGTATAATGCGGGCAGTAAGCAAAAAAAGTTTAGGAATGCTTTATCAAAATTAGCTAAAGCGCGGAAGTCCAACAGCAATGATATAGATAGGTACAGAGAAATGGCCGCTGGCTTTATTGACGTATACCTTGCTGATGGCAAGTACAACCCCGGGTTAGCCACAAGGCGGCTTGTGGAGCAGCAGCTGTTTTTGAACAACAAAACAAACTACAAAGAAATGCGTTCTAAGTTTAACGAACTGTCTGACTCAGAGTTACGCAAAAAAGTTCGCAACGCTCGTAATAATTCTGACAGTTTCTTGCGAAACCAAAACAGCAAAAAGCTATTAGAGCCTGAGTTTTTGCCCGGAACGACTTACCCATAGGAGACAGCGATGAGTTTTCTTACCCCTAAAATGCCGACACCACCACCAGCCCCACCGCCACCACCGGAACCGGATATTGGCAGGGCAAAAGCCATGGCTGAAGAGGCTATGTCTGGTGAAATGCGCAAGCGTAAAGGCCGTGGCTCTACTATCGTAGCTGGTGCATTGGGTGATACAACAACACCGACAACCAAAACACCAACACTATTGGGGTAAGTCATGGATAAAGCAGTCAGCATAGTAAAACGGTTCGACTACATTAAAAGTCGGCGTGATAACTGGGACACACACTATCAGGAACTTGCGGATTACATGCTTCCTCGCAAGGCTGATATTGTTAAGAAGCGGTCACGCGGCGAAAAGCGCATGGAACTTATCTATGATGGTACAGCGCTACAGTCTATCGACCTGATGGCTGCTTTCCTTCATGGGATGCTAACGAGCGGCGCCGCACCTTGGTTCCATCTGGACATCAAAGACACCGACATCAACCGTGATGACGAGGTGCGCGAGTGGCTTCAGGACACATCCATGCGGATGATGCGTGCCTTTAACCAGTCAAACTTTGAGACTGAGGTACACGAAACCTACATCGACTTGGTTGTATTCGGTACATCTTGCATGTTTATCGAAATGGACAAGGGCAATCTGCGGTTTAGCACACGCCACATCTCTGAGTTTTATGCACAAGAAGACCAGTTCGGCATGGTAAACACTGTGTTCCGTTTGTACAAAATGACTGCGGAGCAGGCTGTAGAGCGCTTTGGCATTGATAATGTTAGCGACTACATCAAGAAAAAGATTGAAAAGAACCCTGACGAAGAAGTCGAAATCTTGCATGCTGTTATGCCGCGCACTGAGCGCGATGTAACAAAAGCTAACAACAAGAACATGCCGTTTATGTCTGTGTATATCTGCATGCAGACAAAGATGATTATGTCTGAGGGCGGCTTTGCTGAACTGCCATATGTTGTTCCGCGCTTCCTCAAGGCGACAGGCGAGGTTATGGGGCGCTCACCAGCTATGACAGCGTTGCCTGACGTTAAGATGCTGAACCTGATGTCTAAGACAATCATTCAGGCAGCGCAGAAGATGATTGACCCGCCGTTGCTTGTGCCTGATGACGGCTTTTTGTTGCCTATCCGCACACAGCCGGGCGGCCTTAATTTCTTCCGGGCAGGCTCACGCGACACAATCACACCGTTGCAGACAGGCGCGAACATTCCTATTGGCCTAAACATGGAAGAGCAGCGGCGTGCTGCAATCCGTCAGGCGTTCTACGTTGACCAAATCCTGTTCTCAGGCTCACCGGGCATGACAGCTACAGAGGTCATCCAAAGGCAGGAAGAGCGCATGCGGGTGATTGGCCCTGTGCTGGGCAGGCTTATGAATGAGATGCTGCGTCCAATGATTGACCGTGTGTTTGCGCTAATGCTGCGCGAGAACATGCTGGCTACCCCGCCAGAAATCTTGCAAGGCCGTGACATTGACATTGAGTATGTGTCACCGCTGGCAAAAGCACAGAAATCAAACAGCCTCAACAACACAATGCGTGCGCTTGAGATACTGCTTCCGCTTGCACAATCGCTTCCAGTGGGCGACCACCTCGACCCTGATGGCTTGGTTGAGCATGTCACTGATGCGCTTGGCGTTCCGAAGACTACACTGCGCACTAGCCGTGAGGTAGCTGAGACACGCAAAGCCCGCGCAGAACAAGAGGCAATGATGCAACAGCGTCAGATGGAACAGGAAGATGTCTACACCACAGCACAAGCGGCACAGGCCGTTAGGATGGTTGGCGAATGAAGGAAATCGAACAATTAAAAGACATGTATAACCAGACTTTCGACTCCGATGCGGGCAAGAAAGTTCTGAGAGACCTTGAGGCACGCTGTAACTGGCGTGCTTCAAGCTATGTGGCAGGCGATGCTAACGCCACAGCTTTCGAGGAAGGAAAACGCGCTGTTATCCTTCACATACACAACATGATGACAGAGGAGTAACGATGTCTGAAGAAGCAATCGAACAGGTAGCCCAGCCAGAGGCGACCATGCTGGAAACACCAGCAGAGGTAGCACAAGGCGGGTCTGGTCACGATTTTCTGAACCTGATTCCAGAGGAATTGCGTGACCACCCAAGCCTATCCCCTATTAAAGATGTGGGAAATCTGGCGAGGTCTTATGTAAATGCGCAACGACTCATTGGCGCGGACAAACTGCCAATGCCAGTCAACCCAACGGATGACGACCTAGACAACATCTATGGGAGACTAGGGAGACCAGAAACGCCGGATGGCTATCAAGTAGCAGCTGACGGCAACATCGTCACCGAAGAAATAGCTAACGATTTCAAAGGGGTGGCGCACCAACTTAGACTGACACCTGACCAAGCATCAGGTATCTTGGAATACTACAAGTCAATGTCCGAAGGCAGTGTTGCAAAAATGCAACACAATGAGCGGCAGTATCAAGACCAAGTGCAGACCGAACTCAAGCAAGAGTGGGGTGAGGCATACGATAGCAAGATACAGGCAGCTGCGAATGCGTTTCAGGAATTTGCTTCACCCGATGTGCTAGAGATGCAGCTTGCTGACGGCACAAAGATTGGCAATCACCCTGAATTTATTAAGGCATTTGCAAACATTGCGGCCTTCAGGCATAGTGTGACAAGTGAAGATACAGTGTCTGACTCAACACAGGCAGGGTTTATGTCGAAGGACGCCGCACAAGCGGAGATAAATTCGATTATGACCTCATCGGTGTACACAGACTCGAAGAACATTGTAGGTCGCCAGCAGGCGATTGACAGGGTTCAAGAACTGATGACGTACATCCATGGATGACGTTGAGATTAGACTAGAGTGTTTGCGAGTCGCGTTAGAGTATGGCACACAGCGCGACATCGTAAAACCGGACTTACTCGCGGACAGGTACTACGAGTGGGTCACACAGGGTAGCGGGTCATCTCGTCCTGTTGGCAGTCGGGAAGACGACAGCCCCAAAAGGGCTAATAAAGCTAGGAGTGTCCGCAAGGGTAGCACACCGCAATTCGTGTAAATGTAACCGTGAAAAAAGGAGGACATTATGTCCACAGAAGTAACCACGGCATTTGTACAACAGTATTCTGCGAACGTGCAGATGCTATCACAGCAGATGGGTTCTCGTCTGCGTGATGCGGTGCGTATTGAGAATGTTGTTGGCAAGAATGCCTTCATCGACCAAATCGGTGTAGCGACTGCGCAAGCGCGTACAACTCGCCACGCTGACACGCCACAGATTGACACGCCACACTCACGGCGCCGTCTGACTTTGGCCGACTACGAGTATGCAGACCTTATTGACGACCAAGATAAGATTCGCATGCTTATCGACCCAACATCATCTTATGCAAAAGCCGCAGCAGCAGCTATGGGCCGCGCTATGGACGATGTTGTGATTACCGCTGCACTTGGCACGGCTGCTACTGGTGAGACTGGCTCTGGTTCAGCAACCATCAGCAACAGCATTGCTAATGGCAACACTAACCTGACACTGGCTAAACTGCGCGAAGCAAAGTACATGCTGGATTCGGGTGACGTTGACCCATCAATCCAGCGTTACATTGCTGTAGGTCCAAGCCAAATTCAGGCACTGTTGTCCGACACAACTGTAACCAGCAGCGATTTCAACACCATCAAAGCACTTGTACAGGGCGAACTGGACACATTCATGGGCTTCAAGTTCATTATGACCAACCGCCTGACCACAAGCGATGGTTCTGAAACTGATGATGTTCGTAACTGCTTTGCATGGGCAGAAGACGGAATCACACTGGGTCTTGGCAAAGACGTATCAGCACGCATTGACGAGCGGGCAGACAAGAGTTACGCAACTCAAGTCTACTACTGCATGTCAATTGGTGCGGTTCGTATGG